TCATCAAAGCGATTGCGGAAGAACTCAGGGGTCTCGCAGTTGAGGCGAACCTTCCGATTGTATCTGCCACTCAAACTACTCGTAGCGGTTTTGCTAGTAGCGATGTGGACCTTACTGACACCTCTGAATCTTTTGGACTCCCTGCTACTGCTGACCTTATGTTTGCCCTTATTTCTACGGAAGAGTTGGAGGGGTTAAATCAAATAATGGTAAAGCAATTGAAGAATAGGTATAATGATCCTACTATTTTCAAGAGATTTGTAGTGGGTATTGATAGAGCAAAAATGAGGTTGTATGATGTTGAACAAAAAGCACAAGAGGATATCCTTGACAGTGGGAAAGAAGAGGAGTATAATCCACATGAAGAAAAAACACCTAAGAAATCTTTTGATGGATTCAAGTTCAACTGAGTATCCCTATTATAGGGTTTATGATGAAAAGGGTAAACAGTATTGTGATTGTGGGTGGGAAAAACACGCACAAGAGAGAGTTCTTGCAAATAGAGGATTTTCTTACAGAAGAATAGATGCTCCCAAACCTATCAATCCTGAAACAGTTGATGTTAGTGTAACTCCTACTGAGGAATTACCTGGTCAACAAGGATTGCCATCAGCAGTAGAAAGATTGCATGATGAAATGAAAAAAGAACACGAACTTGGATTACCACAAAGCGATTTTATTGAATTTTAACTATGACAAAACAAGTAGATACCCAGAAATATACAGAGTTTGTAGACGCAGTTACATCTCAGGAATCAAAGGATTATATTGCATTTAACTCTAGATGCTTTGAGATACAGAAAGACCCTGATGCAATCCCTGTTCATCGTTTATTAACTGCTGCTCTTGGCATTTGTGCCGAAGGTGGTGAGTTTACTGAGGTAGTAAAGAAGATGGTGTTTCAAGGTAAGCCCGTGAATGATGAGAACATCTTTCATATGAAGAGAGAACTTGGAGACATTATGTGGTATGTTGCTCAGGCATGTATGGCACTTGATACTGACTTCAATGAGATTATTGAAATGAATGTAGAGAAGTTAAAGGCAAGATATCCTGGTGGAGAGTTTGATGTCCACTACTCAGAAAATAGAAAGGAAGGTGATGTATGAATTACTACGCATTATTAAGTGTTTCAGATAAAACAGGTATTGTAGATTTTGCAGAAGGATTAGTTCGTGCTGGATATACTCTTATATCAAGTGGTGGAACTCATGCAGTTATTGAAGCAGAAGGATTACCTGTAACTAAAGTGTCTGAGTATACTGGTTCACCTGAGATTCTTAGTGGAAGAGTAAAGACATTACATCCAAAGATTCATGGTGGTATTCTTGCTCAACGTGCCAATCCTTTACATGATTTAGATCGTAAGGCAAATGATATTGGATTGATTGATATTGTTGCTGTGAACTTATATCCTTTCGCAGAAACAGTTGCTAAACCAGATGTAACTCTTGCAGAAGCAATTGAGAATATTGATATTGGTGGTCCTAGTATGGTGAGATCAGCAGCAAAGAATTATAAGGATGTTGCTGTAATGACTAACCCACATCAGTATGGGATTTACTTAGATTCAATCAAAGGTAATATATCAATTAAACCTGAAACTTTAAGAAAACAATTCATGTTGGAAGCATTCAAACATACTGCAGAGTATGATGCTGCTATTAGCAAATGGATGGAAGATAATGTATGAATGTTGAGGTAATTGATAATTTTTTAGACGATGATTCATTCTCTAAAGTTCAACAATTTTTTTGTAATGATCTTATAGATTGGCATTATAATACTACTGTTGTTAATGGTAGTGAGAATGATAGTATTGATAATTTTCAATTTATTCATATATTCTATAGAGATGGTCTTCCCTCTAGTAATCATTATAAAGAAATTATACCCTTGTTAAGTCAACTTAAAGCAAGGGTTTTGTTTAGTGTTAAATCTAATTTAAATGTTAGGACTCCTGAAATTGTTAAAAGGGATTTGCATATTGACGATCAGTTTTTTGATGCAGATAATAAACCAATATCTTTTAAAGTTGGTATATATTATCTGAATGATAGTGATGGTTATACATACTTTGAAGGTGGTGAGAAAGTACAAAGCATTGCTAATAGGATGGTGATATTCCCTAGCAATATTCTTCATGCAGGAACTACTTGCACTGATCAAAAAACAAGAGTTGTTTTAAATTTTAATTATCTTAGTTATGAGTGAACCTAGAATAGAACCAATATTTGGAACTCCAATATATTATAATCAGGTAGATAATTATAAGAAGATACAGCAAGATTTTGATGAAGTATTAGAATCTGATTTAGGTGCTAATTCTCAAGTTGAGTTTAGAATTAATCCTGAATTTGGTCAGACCCATTATCTTTCTGATCCTAATTCTGAACAACATCTATTTCAGAGATTTACTTTAGATAATTTTAGAGAAGAAATTAATAGAAATTTAAAATTATATTGTGCAGCTTTGCAATTTGAATGGAGACCTTATACAATTAAATCTTCTTGGATTGCTCTTATGAAGAATGGTAATTATGGTCATTGTCATCATCATGGGACTTCTGATATTTCTGGAGTTTACTATTTAAAAAAAGGTGATGATGATGGTCATATATATTTTGAATCTCCAGTAACTGCAGCACAAAATTCATTGTGTTACTTTGGTGGTAAGATAGCAGTTCCTACTAATCAAGGTGGACTTCTTTTGTTTCCTGGTTGGTTGAGGCATGGTGTTAATATGAATACTACAGATGAAGAAAGAATTAGTGTATCCTTTGACGTAACATTTGAGAGGTAAAGTAATGACTAGTATTGCAGAACTTTTTGGTACTCCATTGTATAGGAGTAAGGTTAATAATTATGATGAAATTCAGAAAGAATTTTCTCTTATTGTAAGTGATATTCCATTTAAACCAAATCCATATTATGGTCAAAATAATTTTCTTACGTATGGTAATTTTGATCGTAATATTATAAAGGAACGTGTGTTAGTTCATTTTGAAAAAGAATTGGAATCCCATATAAAGTTATTTTCTGAGAATTTAAATTTTAAATATAGATCTTATAATATAAGAAGTTCTTGGATAGCAAAGTTTGAGAAAGGAAATGATGCTCATATTCATGATCATGGTTCTTCTGATATATCAGGTGTTTATTATTACAAAAAATGTGACAGTGATGGTAATATATTTTTTCAATCTCCTGTAGCACAATCAGAATCTTCTATGTGTTTCTGGAATCCTCATTTTCAAATATCTACAGAACAAGGGGAACTTCTTTTGTTTCCTGGATATTTAAAGCATGGTATCCATACTAATAATACAGAAGAAGATAGAATTAGTTTTTCTTTTGATATAGTTTTTAATAGAATGGAATAATTATGGAGTATGCGATTAAAGATTTATATCCAACTCCTGTTTATTTTGGATTGGTTGAGAATAAAGATGAAATACAAAAAGAATTTTCTGATTGTATTGGAGAGATAGATTTTAACTATAGTAAATCTTTTGGGCAAACTCATCATCTATCAGATCCTACATTCAAAGAACATTTATTTGAAAAATATAAAATTGAAAAATTTGTAGATGAGTTGAAAAAACATTTGGGAATTTATATGTCTCATATGGGTTTTCAATTATCTGGATTTTCTTTTGAAAGTTCTTGGATATCTTTATATCGAAAAGGTGATTATGCACATGTTCATCATCATGGAGGTGTTGATATTTCTGGTGCTTATTACCATAAAATTAATAAAGAAGATGGTGATGGACAGTTCTTTTTTACTAGTCCAAACTTAGCTCTTGATACTTCATTGATGGGTAAAAAGTTTGGTGGAAGAATTCCAGTTCCTCCTGAAGAGGGTGCATTGCTTTTATTTCCTGGTTGGTTGCCTCATGGTGTAGAAACTCATCAACTAGATGTAGAACGAATTGTTGTTTCTTTTAATATACATGTACAGGGTCAGATGATGGATGAAGAGATGCTAAGTAAACTTTACAAATAAATATTTAAAATATATGATTTGATATGTCTAAATTAGTACAATATTTTATTAAAGAGTTTAAAAAGATAAAAAAAGTTCGTGGTAATCTTTTTGAAAATTTTCTTACATTTGTAAATTTAATGTTAACTGGTGATAAAGATGATAAATACAAGGTAGGTAGAATTAAGATATTGCAGTATATTACTGATAATCAAAAAGCGATTAAGTTAGAATTAATTAAAAACTGATGAAGTCATTCTTACAATTCTTATCTGAAAATACTGCATCCCAACAAGCAGCTAGATTGGGATTGGAAGGTGATGGTCATGGTGGATGGTATGATAAAACAACTGGTGAGTTTACAGCAAAAACAGATAAGGGAAAATTAAAGTTTTATAATAAGAGACAATCTGTAGGTGGTAAAGATCCAAAACAATCTGAGAAAGAAAAGAACCTTTCATCACCAAATACTGAAGCACCTCCTGAAGGGCAGCAACCAGAACAACAAGCAGCACCTGAACAAGAACAGCAACAGTTACCAGTCCAAAGTCCAGACCTTGCTGCTGGACCTCCACCAGTTCCTAAAACTAAAGGAACATTAACACTTGCATTCGGTAGATTTAACCCACCACATGCAGGTCATCAACAATTAATGGATATTGCTGCTCAATCTGCAGAACAAGAAGAGAGTGATTATATTATTGTTCCTTCTCGCAGTAATGATAAAAAGAAAAACCCATTAGATGCTGATACTAAAGTTTCTATGATGAGACAGATGTTTCCTCAACATAGTGAGCGTATTATTAATGATACTGGTAATAAAACAATATTTGATGTTTTAAAGAAAGCACATAATGATGGGTATGCAAATGTAAGAATTATTGCAGGACAGGATAGAGTAAAGGAATTTGATAAATTATCTCAAAACTATAATGGATCATTATATCAATTTGATGCATTAGAAGTTTTATCTTCTGGAGAAAGAGATCCTGATTCTGATGGTGTAGAGGGTTTATCTTCATCAAGGATGAGATTGGCAGCGATGGAAGGTGATTTTAAAACTTTCCGTTCTGGTCTTCCTGAAGATGTTCCTAGAAAACAAGCGATGATTTTATTTGATACTGTTCGTCAAGGGATGGGTGTTGAAGAAGTTCAAGAGTGTTGGAATATCTGGGAAATAGCACCTAAAGAAGATCCAGAAAATCTCCGTGAAGCATACATTAAAAAAGAAGTTTTTGATATTGGTACTAAAGTTGAAAATGTAAATACTGGTTTAATTGGTAGAATTATTCGTAGAGGTGCGAATCATTTGATTTGTGTAACAGAAGATAATATAATGTTTAAATCATGGATAAAGGATGTAACTGAAGCAGTAGTAAATGGCACTACTATATCTGGTGTACCTGCTAATCAAAGATTAGTTGGAACAGATGCACATCGCAAGTATGTTGAGTCAATGGTTCCTGGAGCTACATGGGGAATAAGTTTCATAAATAAATATAGGAAAAATAGAAAGTAAGCTAGTTTTTAGACATGAGTAACAATATTCTTGAAGAACTACCAGCAAGAAAACATGCTCCTGTAGCTGCTGCACCTTCTAAGAAGGATGCAAAAGGTGAAAAATCTACACCTAAAGGTGGTGATTCTGATGAAGCATCTGCAAAGAGAATTAGTCAGGCTGTATATGATATAAGGTATCGTGCGAAAAAAGATAAAATTACTTTACAAGCTGCTTTTAGTTCTTACATGGGAAATAGTAATTTAAATCCTGCAGAAAGGAAAATAGTAAAAGAAAGATTATTTGGTAAACAAGGTGGTGGTGTGAAAGAACAAGTTTCTCTTGAATCTATAGATTGGGCAACAACTGATATTTCTAAGGCATTGTATAAAACATTTGTAGAAAAGAAAGAAGATAATACTGAAATTGAACTTGCATATTTAAAACAGTTAGATGAATCTGAAGAAAGAAAATATAAAATAAGAGTTACTGATAAAAATGGTAAGGCATATGTTCGTTATGCTACTCGTGAAAAAATTACCGCACTTCGTGGTAATAATAATATTAAATCTGTTGAGATGACAGAACATGGTAGTGTTGTAGGTGGAGAAAGAAATAAAGGTAAACAAACTGCTGCAGCAAAAGGTGGTGGTAAGAAATTAGATCCTGTAGGTAAAGAGGATAAAGATATTGATAATGATGGTGATCATGATAAGAGTGATAAGTATCTTTTAAAACGTCGTGCAGCAATTGGTAAGAGTATTCGTACTAGAGCAGAATCCTTTCTTGCAGATGCAACTATAACAACAGAACCTAAAAATAAAAAGAAACTTACTGGTGAAGGTGTAGATAACTATAAATCTGGTGCAGTTAAGGTTGCTCCTGAAACTAAAGATGAAGATCCTTCAGTTAAAGCAGCATCTAGAGGAATCTACGCACATAAAGAAACAGATGGAACTGTTCTTTCTGAGGATGAAAAGAAAGAAGAAAAGAAAGATATGAGAGGATATTATGCTAAGATCAATATGGTTCGTAACAAGATTCGTGCTATGGGTGCTAAAAACCCTTGTGTTATTGCCGATCCTGACGATGTTGAAAAATCTTGGGATAAGGATAAAAAAGAAGATGCTGTAAAAGAAGAGAGTTCGGCAACAGGATCTACAAAGCATGATGCAGGTGGAACAAATAGTCAGTACAATAAGGATGGTACTAAGAAAGTTAAGAAAGAAGAGGAAAAGAAACCATATCCAGGATACAATCCTCAAAAGGGTGTAGGACCTGAATTTAAGCCATAGTGTGCTATAATGAGTGAAGTTATTATTACACCAGATTATGATGGTCTATATGATGACTGGTTCGACCCCCCTATGGAGATTAAAATGAAAATGAATGAAGACATCGTGATCAACACGACTGAAGGATTAGAAGTGGTTAATGTTCCACAATCTTTACATGAGATAGCATACGATTTTGCTACAAAAGGCATTACAACCACTATTAACACTACTGGTGGATCGGAAGTATTCAATGTACCAAGTTAAGGAGAGTTGGTCATCTCGTTCTCAAGCAGAACGGGATGAGATGACCGATAAGGAAGAAGAGCAAAAGATAATATCTCTTGTGAAAAAATATGGTCGTAAGAAAGTTTCCGATGCTGAAGATGAAGCACGTAAGGAAAGAAAGAATAGATTATCCAATAAAAAAATAGGTTGGAGGGAATTGAAAAGACGTATTGATAATGCAAAGGGTAAATTAAAACCAGGTGAAGTTAAAAAATGGGATAATGAAAACAATAAATGGGTGTCCAATAAAGATGAGGACTAAATAAATTCAGTTTGACCGAAAATAATGACAAGCATTATTGATCCGAAAAAATATACCAAGACCGTTGACCTATTAAGGTCATTTTTTTTGTCTAAAGGTTTCTACGAAGTCCATACTCAGAATCGTTTAAGTATACTTGCTGCCTGTGAAGATCCAGAGACAGTAGCAACCTATGAATATAATGGTGAGATATGGCCATTGCCTCAGACAGGTCAGATGTGGTTAGAATATGAACTGCTTAGAAATCCAGAAGCACCTGGTTTCTTCTGTGTGTCAACATCATATAGACAAGAACCAAACCCTGTAGAAGGTAGACATGAAGTTATCTTCCCCATGTTTGAGTTTGAAATGCATGGAGGGGTAGATGCACTTCAAGATATGGAATTAGAATTATGTGAGCACTTGGGTATTCCTTTAGAGATAGATTCTATACAGACCTATGATGACTGGACTAATCAGTTCAATGCCAAGGAATTAGATCATGAACATGAGAAAGAGATCTCTAGAGGTATGATTACTAAGTTCCCTGAGTGGACATCTCCTTTCTGGAACATGGCACGTAATGCTGATGATACTAGTAAGAAGATTGATGTTATATTAAATGGTATGGAAACTATTGGTAGTGCAGAACGCAGCACCGATAAGGAACAGATGCGTGAAACATTCTACACAATATCAGATGGACAGTATGCTCAACTGATTATTGATTTATTTGGAAAGGAAAGAGTAGAAGCAGAACTTGAAGAGTTTCTTAACTTTGATTTCTTCCCTCGTTCTGGAGGTGGGATAGGAGTCACACGTATCATGCAAGCAATCCCTGATTAGGGATTCTTTGTGAGGTGACGAAATTGGTAAACGTGGTAGCCTGTTTAGCTATTGTTCCTGGCGGGACTTGAAGGTTCGACTCCTTCCCTCACAGTTTAGATTACTATATAGTTTAGTTGCGTTTAGCAAATGACTTGTAAAGGAACTCTCCCAAAAGAGGTAGTTCTCGAAGCACTTAGATGTTGTAGAGATGTTTATCCTAATGAAAAGGATTTCTTAGTCAGTAGGAAGTGTGAAGGTCATACTATTCTTGCTGTTGAAGGAACTAATGAAACTACAGATTGGATCACCAATTTAAAGTTTCTAATCAAAAGAGATGATTGTCATAGGGGATTTAAAAATAATGCTAATAGAACATTAGCAGAATTGGTAGTTGCTTATGAAGGATTAGATCCTAAAAGAAAACTTGTTATAGCAGGACACTCCCTTGGTGGAGCAACTGCAACTCTGATTGCTGATTTACTTTGGGAATCAGGTAATCAAAATATCGCACTTGTAACTGCTGGTTCTCCAAGACCTGGTGGACGCAGATTGAAAAGGAGAGTTAAAGATCTTGAACACTACAGGTTTGTACACGGTAATGATATTGTTCCAGCGACTCCTCCATGGCTTGCTGGATACGTTCATACTCATCCAGTTATTAAACTTGAGGATGCAAACGACACAAGATTTGATGGGGTCGCAGATCATAACATGGGCGACTACTATGACGCAGCAGTAAAACACTACGAAAATCACAAATAATGTGGAGTATTCTTCTACCTCTCGCTAAGAAGGTAATTATAAAACAGTTGGCAAAACCAACTGTTAAAAAGTTAGTTATTGAATTGTTGGAAGCAGTTGTCAGAACTACTGATACTGATCTTGATGATATGATGCTTAAGAGGTTGAAGAAGTCAATTCTTGCCCCTACGGGTAAACCACTCTCTAAGCAATTGCTTGGGGAACAGAAAGAATTATAAATATTGATATAAAGTTTAAGGAAAGTCAAATGTCACTTTGGGGAAAAACTGACACTAGTGGTGACGAACCAAAGTTCGGTGCAGCACTTAACAGTAACACTTCAGCAACAGTAGAAGTATTTGGTGTAGATGCAACCGAGCAAGGTGTTGCTACGGCTGCTTCTGGAGATGCTGGTAAATATGCTCCACAACATGCAGGTTGGGTAGGTATCCAAACACATATGGATATGCATGGCAATCTAAGAGTTAAGGCAGAAACTCTTGTAGCAATGGGTTCAATAACTGGAGACCAAGCAGACGACGCAACATTTGCCGATAGTTAATTAACAACGATATGATATGAGATTTGATGAATTGAATGAGAGCAATTATATGCTCTTCGCTATAAAATTCTACGACAATCCACAAGCAGTTACAAAGGATGACTTTGAATCTGACTTGAAAAGGATTCGTTATATAAAGCGATTATTAAAAAGGTATAAGAATACTGGTGAATTAAAGATTCATCTCATATTGAATCATATGACTATATTATTCAATGTTTTTAATGAAGCAGCAGTCCCTTTATTATTTTATAATTTAGAAGAAGATCTGTGGCCTTGCATTAAAAGTTTTTTAGTATTCTTAAATAGGATACCTGAGTATCCTGTAACTAGAATAACTAAAATTGAAGTAGATGATGATTGTCTTAAACAATTAAAAGATATTTAATGGATATCGATAAAGCCATTCAAATTATTAGAGAATCTAAGAGGAAATCTAAATGTCCTCCAGGATCTAAGTGGGATAAAAAATTAAAATCTTGTGTCCCTAAAAAATCTTCCAGATGGAAGACAGTTTATGCTGGATGGGGAAGAGGGAGAAATGAAAATGAGGATGATGATGGTAAAAAGAATGGTTCTAATGGTAATGGGAATAGTAATGGTGGCAGTGGGAACGGAAATGGTGGTAACGGCAACGGTGGAAATGGTAACGGGGGTGGAGACGGAGGTGGTGGAGAGTGAAAACTTTTAAACAGTTCCAAGAAGAAATGATGGGTGGTGGAGTACCAACCAATAATGTTGGTGGTGGTCAGATTGCTGGTACAGTAGAAGCAGGAGACGATCCTCCAGTAAAGAAAAAGAGAAAGGCTTGGAATAAGGGCAAGAAATATATGAAAGGTTCTAGAAAGCAGTGGATGGTCTAGAAATCTAGATCGTCTAGCACATTTCTATGTAATAAATATTACGGTATATCTACCTACGATGGAGAATAATAGTCCCCTGATACAAAGATTAGAAAGGGTTATAGACACCCTTCAGGATAACTCCGTGAAGATGGGGCAGATGCTTGCCGTCCATGATGAGAAGTTAGACAAACAGGATCGGATCGATGCGGTATTATTCGAGAAAGTGGAATCGCTTCACAGGGAACTTAACCGTTCGACTATGGACATTAAGAAGGGCTGTGAGAGAGATATTCGCAAGGTAGATGATCGTCTTAGATTAATGGAGAAGAAGATGTGGAGTATGTTTGGTGCGTTAAGTATATTAAGTTTTTTAGTTAGTCCAGTTGGTCAGAGAATTGCAGGAACTGTATTGACTTCAGCAACAACACCGAGTATAATACAAACACGATAATAATTTTTTATAATGGATTTGATTGATTCCAAGTATATTGGACTGATATCATCTCGTTTGCCAAAGTTTAAGAAGGTAAAGGCAGACCTGTATAACTTTCGCTGTCCTATCTGTGGGGATTCCCAGAAGCATAAGAACAAGGCGAGAGGGTATATCTATGGAATAAAGAATAATGCGAACTTCAAGTGCCATAATTGTGGTGCTAGTATGTCGTTGAATAATCTATTAAAGCAGTTAGATACTACGCTTCACAAACAGTACACTCTTGAGAAATTTAAAGAGGGTCATGGTGGAGGTAGTTCTTTTGTTGTGGAAGAACCAAAATTTGATTTTAAGAAACCAGTATTTAGAAAAAAGTTAGATCTTCCCAAAGCATCAGAGGTTAAGATTGCTAAACAATATCTAGAGAATAGAAAGTTAGATCCTACTAAATTCTATTACACAGATAAGTTTAAAGAATGGACAAATACTCAAAAACAAACATTCGATTACATAGGGAAAGATGAACCCCGTATAATCATACCGATGTATGATACCGAACAACGGATGATCGGGTTTCAGGGAAGAAGTATAATTCCTAACTCGGTTAAATATATTACCATCATGATTGATGAAGAAGCACCGAAGATCTATGGACTCGACAAAATTAATAAAGAAAAACCCATTTACATTATCGAAGGACCATTCGATGCGTCCTTGGTTGAAAACAGTATTGCTATGTGTGGGGCCGATGTTGATATTGGGTCGCTTGGTTGGAGCGATTATATTTGGGTTTATGATAATGAACCTCGGAGCAGAGAAATCACAGACAGAATCCGTAAAACCCTTGATAGAGGAGATAAGGTAGTCATCTGGCCAACATCAATCGAAGAGAAAGATGTGAATGATATGATACTTGGTGGACACGATGTAATGGGTATGTTAAAATCTAATACATATTCAGGATTAAAAGCAAAGATTAAATTTAACAACTGGAAAAAAATATGAGTAACGGTACAACTGTTAAGAAGAGAAATGGTAGAGGTGTAGAACCTCTTAATCTTGAAAAGATTCATGTAATGTGTGAAGAGGCATGTGAGGGATTAGCAGGTGTATCTGCTTCTCAAGTGGAGATACAATCAGGAATACAATTCTATGACGGAATCACGACAGCAGAAATACAAGAAATACTCATTCGCAGTGCTTCTGATCTTATCGACCTTGATCATCCTAACTACCAGTTCGTTGCTGCTAGGCTTCTTCTATTTTCTTTAAGAAAGCAGTTGTTTGGTAGGATGCGTGAGTGTCCAACTGTAATAGAACATGTTCAGAAATGTGTGAAGAAAGGTGTATATGACGCAGAGATTCTTGACTTGTATTCGGAAGAAGAGTATAATAGATTACAATCATTTATAGATCACAGTCGTGACTTTCTTTTTACTTATGCTGGACTACGCCAAGTAGTTGATAAGTATTTGGTACAGGATAGAAGTACTGGAGAGGTGTATGAAACACCACAGTTCATGTATCTTATGATCGCTGCGACTATATTCTCAAAATATCCTAAAGAAACGAGGTTAGATTATGTCCGAAAGTACTATGAAGCAATCAGCAGACACCGAATCAACATCCCAACGCCCATTATGGCAGGTGTCAGAACACCCATTCGCCAATTTGCTAGTTGTGTTCTGGTTGATATTGATGATACCCTCGATAGTATCTTTAGCTCTGATATGGCTATTGGGAAATACGTTGCACAACGTGCTGGTATTGGCATTAATGCTGGAAGAATCAGAGGGATCAACGCTAAAATCAGGGGTGGAGAGGTTCAGCACACAGGTGTTGTACCCTTCCTTAAGAAATTTGAATCTACTGTCAGATGCTGTACTCAAAACGGGATTAGGGGTGGCTCCGCAACTGTCCACTTCCCTATCTGGCATCAGGAAATCAATGACATCCTTGTCCTCAAAAACAACAAAGGAACAGAAGACAACAGAGTCAGAAAACTTGACTACTCCATCCAACTAAGCAAATTATTTTATGAGCGATTTATCCAAAACCTACCTATTACTTTATTCAGCCCTCATGATGTGCCTGGGTTGTATGACGCTTTTGGTAGCG